CGTCGAATTGTACTCCAAATAATACATACAGTTCTACGAATGCACAAAGCACAGTACTTATGCGTATAGGTACTGTGCTTTTTCTTTTAAAAATAGTTAGAATTTGTGTGCGTTGCTCAACCGTTGCACAACTTTTAACTAAATGATGACGGTATTTTGTTTACTTCTTCAATGTATTGCTCAATCGTTTTATGGGTATACACGTCTGCAGTAATATCTTTACTTTGTGTGTGGCCAACGATAGCTTTTAAGACGTAACGATCCATTCCATAATTACTGGCCAAGGTTACAAACGTATGTCTAGTATCGTGTGGTAAGTGGTCAGATATACCGACCTCTTTACAAAATCGTTTTATTGGCTTTCCTAGGTACTTTGACGTGTACCCTTGAGGGATAAGTGTATCAGATTTAGAAACGCTTGCCTTGGCGTAAATTTCGCGATAAAAAGGCATAACGCAGTCGGCAATAGGTATTAATCTATCCTTGCCGGCTTTTGTTTTTACACCACCAATAATATAGCGTTCCTCCAGGTGCACGTTTTCAAGCTTAATGGATAGTAGCTCTATCGGTCGCATACCGGAGTAGATGTACATTAATATGAGCTTGGCTATATCCATATGCGCATGTTCCCATATGGTTTGAATTTCAGCCTCTGTAAATGGCTTGTGTATGTCTGACTTCTCGGCCGGCTTTAATTCAAGGAGTGCTGCATAGTTTTTAACGATGATATCGTTCTTAATAGCTGACTCAAAAGCACCATTCAAACCTTTTAATATGATAGCTATAGATGAGCGACTTAAATGGCTATTTTCATCAATTATAGCCTGTAGGTGCACGAGTTTAATTTCTTGTATAGGTTTATTCCAAATCGATGTTAACTTCGCTTGTGCGGTCGAATATCCGCCTTTTTTGACGTCTATTCCTTTTCGTTCTTTGTCAGCTATCATCCAACGCCAACATTCACTAAACAATACCTTCTTCGTTTCAAATTTCTCTGGGTAGATACCATACTCTGATAAGGCGTCCCATGCTTCTTTTGATTTAGCATAATAGCCAATCGTCTTACGTTTACACTTGCCGGTCTCATCGTAGCCAATCGTTACGACTGCACGGTAAGGCTTGCGCAAGGGTTTATGTTTCATTTTGTAAACGGATCCAGAACCGTTGGCTCTTTTCATAGCCATAAATATATACCTCCTAAAATACCCCTATCGTGTGATAGGGGTATTATTTTATTTAGATAGCTTATTTACATCTAAGTTATTATCAACAATATCTCCGAGTTTATAAAGGGTTAGCGCAGTCTTTAACTGTTCAACTTCTTCAGATGATAGGGCATAGTCCTTATAATATTGTGATCCGCGATATCTGATGATTGGATTATCACCTTGTGTTAAGATGCGCAATCCTTCATCTATTTCTGGGATTGTTAGCAAGGCATACTCATAGGTTCCGGAATCATCTAATCTGATATTTTTGCCTCCGCCGCTTTGCCCTGCAATGACGCCACGCATTGTGTAATCATATTTACCTGCAGAACTGGAGAACGTTAATTTATCCCAAAATATCCAATTTGTAGATATATCTAATGGAGCGAAAGTAACAAATTTGACAAAAGGTCCTGTTAAATGACCCGAGGAGTCTACGAAAGCAACCCATGATACAGCGTTATTCGGTTGTATCGCTCTTTGACTAGAACTGTAGAATTTATATTCCCTGTCTACTTGATCATATTCAAAGTTTGTGTTGTTTAGAATAGTATATATTTCCTTTTCTGCATCAGTCTTTTTCGTCAGCTCGGCTTCCTTGTTCTTTTCTTCCTGCGCTTTGCGAGCTTCTTCTGATGCGGCATAAGCTGCTTGATTAGATGTATTTTGATGGTAATCAGTTATTACATACCCTACTAATACAGCCATAATTACCCCTAAAACAGCTGTTACTAACACTCTTTTGTTCATACTTATCTCCCCTTAAATTTAAAACACAGAACGACTAAATAGGCCCTCCCTAAAAGGCTTATTTAAATCGTAAGCTCTCTTAACGTGGTCGTATTCCGTTTTACACATAGCTGATACTAAATAATGGTAATCTCTTTGCGTACTAATATAAGGAAATAGATTATTTAGCTTGACGCCATACTGTTGAATTAGAGATAAATCGTTTTTAATCTGATGGCCCTCGTGTGAAAGTATATTAGCAGATAATGCAGCAGCTGATTTGCTTAACCCAAAAACATACCTGTAAGCAAAGTAAAAATCTTCAATATTAGGACCCTCTGTTTTATACCTAGAAATAAAACCATATACTAAAGTGGCAGGCGCTAATAGCTCCCTAGCAAATGTGTTTGCTTCCAACTCTAAAATAGGGGATTTGACTAACTTTGGATCACTCATTTTCTGTAAATGATGCCCCCTAATTATGTGTCCAGCTTCATGACATAGACTCCACAGTTTACGTTCTTTTGTTTTTATTTCTGAATCATATAAGATATACAAATCATTTGTTTTAGGTAAATATAAGGTCGCTGCATCGGATGATTGTGTATACATTCCTATTATTAAAGGGGATACTCCGAGAGCTTGCGCACCTTGTTTATAAGTTTTAACACAAACATTTTTTTGTTTTATTAAATATTCAATTACCATTCTAGGTGTTAGCTTAATTTCATCACTTATTAACTTACGTGTATTGTGTGCCTCTTTTATCGTACTTACAAGATTATTAGTCAAGATCATCATCCTCTGGCATATTCGAATCATGTTTTGACTTTAGGAACCTAATAAAGTCATTTAACTGTTGTCTTTCAGCCTTACCTAAACCTTTGTAGTTCCTTTGTAAAGATATTAATTCTTCATCATAACTAAAAGTATTTTGGCTATCAAATTGTTCTAATATATCTGCAGGAATATTTAGCCCCTTACAAATTTTTAACACGTTATCTATAGATGCGCCACCTACGTTATTCAAAATAGAATATAAAGTGGTATAAGGCATGTCAATTCTAGCGGCAAACCCTTTAATTGTATCTATTTCTAATATTTTTTCTTTTAAAAATTGTTCTCTCGTCATAGTAATCACCTCTAGTCATAAAGTCCTCTCATATATATAATAATACATCAATTACGAAATATCAATATTTAAATACGATATTTCGTAATTAAAATACTCATTAATAAATCATAAACAAGCTTAAACTGGACAAATTCGAAATATCGTATTATGATGATGATATAAGAAATACGATATTTCGAATTACAACTATTGAAATATCGTATTATAAGAGATGGTAAAGGGAGGTGAATACATGTATCCAAATCTAAACGCCGAACTCGCAAGACTAGGTTGGAGTCGAAAAGTACTAGCGGACAAGCTAGAAGTTCGATACGCAACCATTCTGGATAAGTTAAACGGTAAATATCCATTAACTTATGATGAATGCGTACGGATTAAAAATCTTATGGGGGCTGACATTCCTCTTGAAGTTCTTTTTTTTACCAAGTAATACGAAATATCGAATTGAGGTATAAAAGGAGGTATTCACTATGAAGCAACAAGTACCGGACATAGCTCCAGTAGTCGCAGCATTAGATAGATACATCATAAGTACTCTTGATAATGGCTACTTGGAAGAAGTCCAAAGCGTAGCAGACCTAATTAGTGTCAGGATCGCATTGGTATCTGCGCACCAAGAAATGACCACTAAGGAACGGGCGTTACCTGTTAGACAAAATGGTCAAACACTCTACGCTCGGCGTACAAAATAGCCCCCTCGGTACCGCAAATACCGAAGAGGCTCAATCAAAAAATAATTCGATTAACTTAAGTATACAACAATGAAAGGTAATTATCCATGAAAACAAATAAAGTACTCGCAACAACATCTATCATTTCCGCATTGGCGGTTAACGTATTCGCATCTGGCGTAGTTACAGGCCCTGTTGAGCCTAACACAACTGCACCTACAGTTAATGGCTATAACAGCGCTGCATTAGGTGTAAACACAACTGTTAGTGGCGCAAGCACTATTGTTCTTGGCCGTGACAACAACGTGGTGGGTGATAACAACGTAGTAATCGGTTCTAATAACGGTACTATCAATGCTGGACAAAGCACATTTATTGGTTATAACAATACAAGCGTAGATAGCAGTCAAGAACAAACTGTAATTGGTGCTAATAGTACTGTAGGTGGCCAAGGTGCAATGGCACTAGGTACTCATGCTGTAGTAACCGCTTGGGACGCAGTTGGTGTAGGTAACAACATCATCGCGGATAAACAGAACTCTGTAGCTATCGGCACAAACTCCGTTACAGATGATGCGGTAGGAGTAGACGGTATCGACATTAATGGTACTCGCCACATCTTCGCAGGTGAACAGCCGGCTAGTGTGGTTAGCTTCGGTGCTCGTAACCGTGCAGGTGCAGGCGGTGTTACCTACTACAATAGACAATTACAAAACGTTAGCGCCGGCAGAGTTGAAGCGGATAGCTTAGACGCTATTAACGGTAGTCAACTTTACGCAGTAGTAGATGAAGTTAATACCATTGGAGGCACAGTAAATGCACATACTCAACAAATTAATCGAAATGCTAATAATATTGGCGTTAACACTAACCGCATTAATAACCTTGAAGGCGCTGTTAACACTAACACTACTGCTATTAACAATCTAGCAGGTGCACTTACTACTACACAAGGTCAAGTAAAGGTAAATACAAAAGACATTGCAGACCTTAAAGGTAAAGTAAATACTACATCCACTCAAGTAAATGAATTAGTCGCTAAAACAGATGCTAACACTAATGCAATTAGCCAAGTAAATGATCGCGTATCTGATACTAACCAACGTATCGATAACTTAGGTAATCGCTTCAACAATGTTAACCAACGTATGAATAAGCTAGGTGCATCTAGTGCAGCATTAGCAGGTTTACATCCTCTTGAATACAACAAGGATGACAAAGGTAACTTCGCTATTAGCTATGGTCACTATCGCAATGCTAATGCAGCAGCACTTGGCGCGTTCTATAGCCCTAACGAAAAAGTACGCTTAGGCTTTGGTATCTCCCTTGGCGGTGAAACTCAATTCAATATTAATGCTGCGTTCCGCACTGGTAAAGGTTCTGAATATGAGCCACAAGCTAAGAATGGTGAGCTCGAACAACTTCGTAAGGAAGTAGCTGAATTAAAAGCATTAGTTACTAAATAGGAGGTAGTCATGATAAAGAAAACAATCGCAGTTTGCCAAATGGCCACTGTCCTAGGATGGTCACTAACGGCGGTACGTGAATGTATCGCCAGGGACAAGTTCCCATTCGCTCAATGTTGGCAATGCCAAGGTAAGAAAGGCAGAACCTTCTCAATCGATAAAGAAGGCTTCCGGTTCTACCTAGAAAATACGCTAGGTTGGTCAGCTAGCAAAATTGATAAAGAGTTCAAAGAAGCTCACATTCATTAATAAATGAGGTATACAGAAATGCTTGCAGTAATAAAAGTAATCGGCTTTATCTTAATTATCGGAGCTATGGGCTCCTTAGAACTTGACCGAGTATCATTCGGAGGGTTCTTAATGCAAATCATGTTAGGCGGCTTGTTGATCATATCCGCTACCCAACATGAACGCATTAAATATCTAAAGGAACGATTGTATGGCACGCACTGAGCGGAACTATAGACTCCGCCAGGATGTATTCTATAAGTTATGGAATGCTAAGGCAGATGAGTTTAAAACTCAGAAGTCAATACAAGACGCTGCGGAGCTATCGAAATCTACTATACGAAGATTACTACTTGGTAACAGAGTAGACTATAACACTGCTCAATCCATAGCATCGATATTTCACGTGCAAATCCCCGTTTTATTTGGTGAGGTGATTAGTTATGAAAGACTATAGTGGCCCACATCCAGTTATGCACATGGCTGTACTAAGAAAGGGCCTTGATTTAAAGAAATTAGTATATGAACGCACGCCATACGGATTTGTTACATGGTGTCATGAAGTCGGTATTAGTCCTAGAATTATCAAGTTAAATCGCGGTGACTGTTGCCGCATATCTACCGCAGAACTCATAGCTAAAAACCTACGAATGTCCTTTAACTCCATATTTAAGCATACGACTATAAAGCAAAACTCATGGGGAAACAGATTCGGGTATAAATTAAAGCATGATGAATTTAAAGCTTTACTAGCTAAGAGAAAGCTGAATGTACAAGGCGCTGCTGAAATATGTGGAGTGCATTACGTCACACTGTATAGCTATTTAAGAGACGAGAAAGTAGCTAGATTTAAAACAGCTGTCCTAATTGCAGATGGACTTAAAGTTCCAATCGAAACAATATTCCAAGTACAAGATTACTAATACAAGAAAGGTAAACATAATGGACAAAATTAAAATCAATTCTTTTGAATTGGAAAATGTAAAACGTGTTAAAGCGGTATCTTATGAACCTACAGAAAATGGTCTAACTGTTATAGGTGGGAAGAATGGCCAAGGTAAAACATCTATATTAGATGCCATCGCATGGGCGCTTGGCGGAGCTAAATTTGAACCATCTAGTGCTGCACGTGAAGGCAGTTATAATCCACCTAAGCTTGAAGTTAAGCTATCCAATGGCCTCGTGGTAACACGAACTGGTGCTAATAGTACTTTAAAGGTATTGGATCCAGAAGGTAAAAAATCTGGCCAAAAGATTTTAGATACTTTCATTGGTCAATTAGCCTTAGACCTTCCGAAGTTCATGGAAATGAGCGACAAAGAAAAGGCTAATGAATTACTTCAATTATTGGGCGTAGAAGACGAGTTAAAGAAACTCGAGGGTGAATACCAAGAGGTATACGCTAAACGTCATTCTATAGGCCAAATTGCAAGCCAAAAAGACAAATACGCTAAAGAATTACCTGCATATGATGAAGTTCCACAAGAACCTATCAGTGCATCGGAACTCATTAAACAGCAACAAGATATCCTTCTTCGCAACGCTGAGAACCAAAAGAAACGTAATAACGTGTCTGCTATCAAGGCTCAGATGGTAACTGTCAATAACTTAGTCGATGAAGCTCAACGAAAACTAGAAGAGCTTCAAGCTAAGCAAACACAGTTAGCAGAAGATTATGATATCGCAACGACTGCAGCTAAAGACCTAGAGGACGAATCTACTGCAGAACTTGAAGAACAAATCAAGAATGTAGACGAAATTAACTCTAAAGTACGTGCTAACCAAGAACGTCAACGTGCACTACAAGAAGCTGCAGACTTTAAACAGGAATACGATGAGTTGACGGATAGCATTCAAGACATCCGCGATCGTAAGAATAAATTACTTGAGTCTGTAGATATGCCACTACCTGGTCTATCTATCCAGGAAGGGGTACTTATCTACAACGGCAAACAATGGGACTGCATGAGCGGTGCTGAGCAACTAAAAGTGGCCACAGCCATCGTTAGAGCACTTAACCCTAAATGTGGATTTGTGTTAATGGACAAGATGGAGCAAATGGACATCGATACTATGAAAGAATTCGGTGGGTGGTTGGAGAAAGAGGGGCTACAAGTTATCGCCACTCGCGTTACGAACAACCTAGATGAATGCTCCATCATCATTGAAGATGGCCACATTAAGGGCGAAGAGTTCAGCACTACAGGTAAGACTACTAAGGCTAAATCTAAACCTAAAGCAGAACCTAAAGAAGATGTAATTGAAGAACCTAAAGTAACAGATGATTGGGGGGAATTTTAATGAATATTGTAACAGGTAAACGTAAACGTGCTCAAAAAGTTGTTTTATATGGCACCGAGGGGATTGGTAAAAGCACCTTCGCTAGTCACTTCCCTTCTCCAGTATTCATTGATACAGAAAGCAGTACAGACCACTTAGACGTGGCTCGTACTGAAAAGCCAACATCATGGACAATGCTTATCTCCTTCGTAAAGGAATTTGCAATGATGCCAGGTGGCTATCAAACATTAGTCATTGATACTGTCGATTGGGCTGAGCAACTATGTGTAGAGCATATCTGCGCTCAACATCAAAAGAAAGGTATTGAGGAGTTCCCATATGGCACAGGTTATGTATTTGTACGTGAAGAAATGGGGCGCTTCCTTAACCTACTTGATGAGGTAATCGACGCTGGTATGAATGTAGTACTTACTGCGCATACCCAAATCCGTAAGTTTGAACAACCTGACGAGCTTGGCGCATATGATCGTTTTGAACTAAAGCTTGGTAAGAAAACAGGTAGCCAAACATCACCACTCATCAAAGAATGGGCAGATATGGTACTCTTTGCTAATTACAAAAACGAAATCATAACAGCTGCTTCAAATAAGAAGAAAGCAGTCAATGGTAAACGTTTAATGTATGCCACGCACTCACCTGCATGGGACGCTAAAAACCGTCATGAATTACCAGATGTGATGCCATTTGAATATAGCCAAATTGCTCACGTTATCCCAGATGATGTACTTCCAAAGGCTGCAGCTGATGAATTGGCCAAAGCAAGCACTGAGGACTACGCACCGGAAGTGGTTGAGGCTGCGAAAGCACAAACTGGCGAAGTAGTAGCTAAGGCAGAACCAAAGCCTAAAGCAGAACCTAAACCTGCAGAAGACGATACACCATTAGTTGAAACAGCTATCCCTAAACCATTGAAAGACTTAATGGCTAAAGATGGCGTGACATTAGATCAAGTTCAATCTGTAGTCGTAGCTCGTGGTAAATACCCTCAAGGTACGCCATTTGAAAACTATGACCCGGCTTTCGTAACAGGTTGGATTATCCCTATGTGGGACAAAATTGTTGAATTTATTAATAAATAAGAAACGAGGTAACAGATTATGAGCAGCGCATTTGAACAATTAGGTAATGAAGCATTAGGTTTTAACTCCGAAGTAGTAGCAGAGGTAAAAGAATTTACACTACTTCCTGCAGGTGTATATCCATTCGTTATTACTAATGTAGAAAAGGGTTACACAGATGTAGCCACTGCTAAAATCCCGGCTAACACACCTAAAGCAGTTATCACATTGGAAGCTGATGGTGGTGACCAAGGTAAAAATAAAGTCACTGAAAGATTATACTGGATCCCCTCCATGATGTGGAAAGTATCCAATGTATTCATCGCTACTGGCTTAGCTAAACCAGGCGAAAAGTTTATGGCTAATCCTGACTTATTAATTGGCAAAACTGGCCAATTTGAACTGAGTCACAGACTGTATGAAAAGAATGACGGTACACAAGGTACTGCCAACGAAATCAAGAAGTTTATTCAACCTAAAGACGATAGCTTCGGAGGCTTCTAATGCAATTAAGACCCTATCAGACAGAGGCAGTCAATGCCGTATGGTCAGAGTGGGAGAAAGGTAATAGACGTACCCTGTTGGTGTTGCCAACGGGGTGCGGTTAAGGCAAGACTATATGTTTTGCCAAAATTGCTGAGGAGGCAGTCAGAAGAGGTAAGCGTGTATTAATCCTGGCGCACCGTGAAGAACTACTTCAACAAGCGTCAGATAAAATTATGCAAGCCTCCGGACTGACTACAGCAATGGAGAAAGCTGAGCAGTCATGTATAGGGAAATGGGACCGCATCATAGTCGGTTCTGTACAAACCCTATGCCGTGACAGCCGGCTAGCTCTATTTAGTAAATCCTACTTTGACACGATCATTATAGATGAAGCACATCATGCTTTATCTAGTAGCTATCAAGCTATATTAAATTACTTTGACACAGCCGATATACTCGGCGTTACTGCTACACCAGACAGGTCAGATGTGCAGAACTTAGGCAAGGTGTTCGATAGCCTAGCTTATGAATATACCTTACGTGATGCTATCAATAGTGGCTACCTGGTGAAGATACAAGTACAAACATTACCATTACACATCGACTTTACTAATGTAAAGATTACCGCCGGTGACTTCCAAGCCGGTGATATTGGTAGAGTATTAGATCCATACTTAGAACAAATTGCAGATACGTTACTTGACTACAAAGATAGAAAAATAGTGGTGTTCTTACCACTCATTGAAACAAGCCAAAAGTTCTGCAAGATGCTCATTGAACGTGGATTTAATGCTGCCGAAGTAAATGGTAATAGTAAAGACCGTAACGAAATTACAGAGGGCTTTGCCAATGGTAAATACAACGTGCTCTGTAATTCAATGCTACTAACTGAAGGGTGGGACTGCCCTAGTGTGGACTGCGTAATCGTACTTAGACCGACAAAATCAAGAGCCTTATATACGCAAATGATTGGCCGTGGTACTAGGTTATGTGAAGGGAAAGACCACTTATTAGTGCTCGACTTCCTATGGCACTATGAAAAGCACTCTCTCTGTAGACCTGCTCACTTAATTGCTAAGTCAGATGATGTAGCCATTAAGATGACAGAGATACTTGAAACTTCAAGTATGGGCTTAGAGGAAGCTGAGGAAGAAGCCGAACGAGATGTACTTGCTGAACGTGAAGCAGCACTTGCTAAAGAGCTTGCAGCAATGCGTAAGAAAAAAGCTAAATTAGTAGACCCATTACAATTTGAATTCTCTATTCAAGCTGAGGATCTAACCCATTATGTGCCTACATTCGGGTGGCAAGTATCAAGCATTACTGACAAACAAAAGAAAACTATCGAGGACTTTGGACTTAATCCGGATACTATCGAAGATGCCGGTAAAGCATCCATGCTCATTGATAGATTACACAAACGTAAAGTGGAGGGGCTATCCACTCCAAAACAAATTAGATTCTTAGAAAATAAAGGCTTTAAAAATGTTGGTACTTGGACTAATACCCAAGCATCTAACATGATAAGCCGCATTAGTGCGAGTGGTTGGAGAATACCGAAAGGAGTTAAACCTGCAACGTACCAACCATCATAAAGGAGTGCAAATGGAACAGAAAAAGTTAGATTTAAGAGAAGTATTGGAGTTTATCGACCCAGTCGATTGCTCCTACGAAGAATGGCTAAACGTAGGCCTTGCACTTCACCATGAAGGGTATCCAATGTTTGTATGGGAAGAATGGTCCTCTAATGACGGTGAACGGTTCCATCCTGGTGAATGTGAAGCTAAATGGAATTCATTCGGTGCTTACACTGGGAAACAAATTACAGGGGCCACTATCACTCAGATGGCTAAAGAAAATGGATGGACATCTAACCGTAGTACTCAATGGGATACAACAGCAGTCCCATTCGGAACTATGGTTATGGCTAATCCGGATCCATACAAAATTATTGATAAGACCTGGGTAGAAGCCTCTGACATTGATATTCCAAAGCACTATCCTCAAGAACAACGTGTGGATGACTTAACTAAGTACCTTCAAGCATTGTTTGAGCCAGACGATTATGTCGGATACGTAAACACTGTGTATGTCCATCAAGATAAGGACGGTACCGAGCTTAAATCTCCAACTAAAGGTAGTTATGGTCGCACGCAAAATCAAATTTTAGACGCTCTGAGAGCTAATAAAAAGGTTGATGATGCAATAGGCACACTCGATGAAGAAGCGGGGGCATGGATACGATTTAATGCATTGGATGGTAAAGGTGTAAAGAATGACAATGTAGCATCCTTTAAATTTGCATTGATCGAGTCTGACAATATGGAACTAGGAAAGCAAAAGGCTATCCTAGAGCAATTAGAGTTACCAATCGCAGCTATGGTATATAGCGGTGGTAAAAGTATCCATGCCATCGTGCATATCGATGCCAATGATTATTCCGAGTACCGTAATCGAGTAGACTTCCTATATCAAATCGTACAGAAGAATGGGTTTAAGGTTGATAAGCAAAACAAAAACCCTAGCCGGTTATCACGTATGCCTGGTGTAATGCGTGCCGGTAAACCTCAATTCTTAATCGCTACGAATATTGGTAAAGAGTCATTCAAGGAATGGGAAGAATGGATAGCTACTGTCAATGATGACTTACCTGAGCCGGAAGATTTAGAGGCACTTTGGGATAATATGCCCGAGCTTGCACCAAGTTTAATTGATGGTATCCTTCGTGAAGGTCATAAGATGTTAATCGCAGGGCCATCTAAAGCCGGCAAGTCATTCGCACTTATCCAATTATGTATTGCGTTAGCTGAAGGCAAGCCATGGTTCGGGTTCAACTGTGCACAGGGTAAAGTCCTATATGTAAATTTAGAACTTGATCGTGCGTCATGCTTACACCGGTTTAAGGATGTATATGAAGCATTGCACCTGGCACCGAATAACCTAGACAAGATATCCATTTGGAACCTTCGCGGTAAGTCACTACCTATGGACCAATTAGCGCCTAAGCTAATCCGTAGAGCTGAAAAGAAAGGGTACAAGGCTATCATTATTGACCCTATCTACAAAGTAATTACAGGTGATGAAAACAGTGCCGACCAAATGGCTAACTTCTGTAACCAATTTGACAAGGTATGTACTGAACTAAAATGTGCAGTCATTTATTGTCACCATCATTCTAAGGGTAATCAAACCGGTAAGCGGTCTATGGACCGTGCATCCGGCTCCGGTGTATTCGCTCGTGACCCAGATGCCTTAATCGACTTACTAGAAATTGAAGCGGAGAACCTCGACGAAAACAAACTAGAAGGTGCTCCAGTTGATACTAGCCAATGTACTGCATGGAGAATGGAAGGTACGCTCCGTGAGTTCCCTCGGTTCAAACCTGTTGATCTATGGTTTGAATATCCAATTCATAAAGTCGATGATAGTGGCTTCTTATCTATGGCGATGTTTAAGGATGCCCAAGAAAAAGGGCTTAACAAAATGAACAAGGCTAAGCAGTCAGCTAAAGAGAAAAAGAAACAGCAATTAGTTGATGCGTTTAACATTGCTGCGGCTGAAAGTAACTTTGGTAATAGAGCAGATATAAAACGGGTAGCCGAGATTATGAATGTCAGTGAAAGAACCGTAAGAAACTATTTAAAAGAAATGCCAATTTATAAAGTTGAATTAGGTGAACTTGTAAATAGGTTGGAGGGTTAACAATAGGGAGGAAACACCTTATATATATATATAGGTTTTTCTTTCTTAATTTCCCGATGTAAGAGAAAAATTTCAAAGGGGTAAAAAGGGGACTAAAGTCTCCCCTTTCTACCCTCCTCCTTTAAAATTTCTCTTACCTTACATAACGATTTTTTCTTTCTTCCTTTTGAAAACTCCATGTAAGAATTGTGAGCTGCGTACAGTTGGCTGTCATGGTACATGCGTGAGCTACATAATGTATAAAGCTAGAATGGATAGACAACATAAAGAACGTAACTTGCGATGTGATGTAGGCGCTTATATTGGTAACAACATCAAGCGTATTAGACATAGAATGAGGAAGTGTAAATATGTCATTGGATCTAATTACAGTAAAAAAGGTGATGTATGAAGATATGGGGATTGTTTGATGATGGGAATGGTAGCTATTCAAACGCAGTTGCTGAGTACAACAAAAATAGGGGGGGCAGCACCAAATTATATCTATAGGGATTAATAATGCTAATGTTAAACAAGACTTAGCAATTAATACTTTGTATGACAAACAAGGCTTATGGTCACGATTAGATGCTTTAGATAAACCAGATGTAATTCTAGCTAGTCCGCCTTGTGAAAGTTGGAGCGTTGCTAGTGCTATGAAAGGTGGTAATGCGTGTTGGAAACAAGAAAAGAATATGACTATCAACCTGTTCGGTGAATACGAACAGGGCAGTAAATTCACAATCAGAAATCACATCGATTATGAAAACTACCAATTCAAGTATGATAAGTCATTCCTAACTCGTATCAATGGTGAAATGTGTATCTACAACACACTAAAAATCATTGAGCGGTATCAACCTAAAGTATTTGTGATTGAAAACCCAGCGTATGGACGGATATGGGAATACATCGCAAATGTGATAGGGTTTAATATTCCTTATGAAAATCTAACCTTCTATAACAACTATGGATACCCATTAAAGAAAGCAACTAAATTTGGCAGCAATATTAACCTAGGACTAATTAAGGAAAGTGTACCGGCAAATATACAGATGAAAGATTTAAAATCTGGAAGCAATAGATATAATTTACGGTCAAATATCCCATTGACACTTATTCAAGATATATTGGCTAAATGCGAAAAACATATTGATTAAGGATGTGATTGAAATTGTAATTGAATTCTTTATTCCACTTCGTAAAGTTCCAACAGGTACCCATCAACAGAAAAGGGTGACTGTTAAAAATGGCACGCCAAGGTTTTATGAGTCAGCAGAAGTGAAGGCTATCAGAAAGTTATTTACTGAAGAGTTATCACCATATGTTCCATCGGATCCAATACAAGGTCCTATTAGATTGGTTACCAAGTGGTGCTTTGGTAAGTCTAACTGTAAAAAGGCTCAATGGAAAACCACTAAGCCTGATACAGATAACCTTATTAAATTGTTTAAAGATTGTATGACCGCACTCAACTATTGGAATGATGACGCCCAGGTGTGTAGTGAAGTGACAGAAAAGTACTGGAATCCAGTCACTGGGATATGGGTTCATATTGAAACGTTAGAAGAACTACAGTGAAAGGTTGAAGCTATGAATAAAAAACTTGTATATGTTGCTCATCCATTTGGTGGCAAGGAAAGCAACCGTAAAAAGATTGACGTGATCATGGGTGAGTTAGTGCTGAATGATTTAACACATGACTATGTATCACCTATCCATAATTATGGCTATGTATATCTGACTGGTGATGATTACCAAAAAGGATTAGATATCTGCTTAGGTCTACTTAGTCATTGTGACATTTTAGTACTATGTCCAGACTGGCAATCAAGTCGTGGCTGTAAAGGTGAATTTGAATATGCTCAAAAATATGGCAAGGCTATCTTCACATTAGAAGAATGGAAAGCCATGAACCATATTTAGAAAGGTGGTTATACAATGGCAGTTGCAAGAACGTGTATTAGATGTAACCGTAAATTCTTAGCTAAAAAAGATGAGCAGTATTGTAAACAATGTGCTAAGGATGAGTTAACGGCTATTCTTAATAAGGATAAACCTAAAGAAGAGCCACCTAAAGAAGTAAAAGAAAAAAAGTGCAGACTAAATGTAAACGCTGCGGTAAGCTGTTTGAACAAACTGGTAAAGGTAGACCAGCAGTTAATTGTCCAACGTGCCGAGCGGAATTAAGTGAGCCTAAGAAAAAGGTATCAACTAAAGATAATCAATCTGAAAAGGTCGATGAAAGTGCTCCAGTTATTTCCAAAATGGAAACTACTATGAAGGACATTATTATTAAAAAGGATGACATTAAAGACATTAGTGTTACTACTGATAAAAAGCACAACCCCATCTCTAATGCGGTTGACCATCCTTCACACTATAACAAGGGCAAGATTGAAGTTATAGACTTCATTGAGGACCAAGGGTTATCGTTCCATTTAGGGAATGTTATTAAGTATATTGCACGTGCCGGTTCTAAAGGGGATAAGCTAGAGGACCTTAAAAAGGCACGATGGTATTTAGATAGGTACATTAATGAGGTGATGAAATGAAACCACTATTTGGCGGATACGTCACATTAGATCGTCATGAATATATTATGGTGTGTGATACCTGGGACGAAGCATTAAAGGAGCTGCATTGGATAGCTAAACAATGTAAACCGTGTGAAGGTATGACCATTGTAGTAGGTCGTGCTGTACCATACCCTGGTCACATCAACGTAGATGAAGTCATTCAAAGTGATATCAAGCGATGTCAAGAAGAGGCGGACCAAGGTGAAGAGGTGTATTACCTACATGATAATGTGGTTACACCTAGCCAAAAGGCTGAGCTACAAGACTACTTGACTGACATCTACCGTGCGTGGATTAATCGATATAACTTAAACGATGCTGCGTATCAGTTAACTAATACCACAATGTATCGGTACAGTGAAATCTTACAGGAATGGCAAGAAGTATAGGAGGCCTATTATGGAAGATAAAACAATGCGACTTATAGTTGAGTCTAACGATAAAGGCGAAACCTGTGACATCATTATTGAAAATGTAAGTCCTACATCTGCAATCTATATGGCTAATAAGTTAGTAACTGCAGTGGCTAAACAGTTTTCTAAATCAGAAGAGCACACGCCTTTGTTGGTTAGTGCTATGATGTTGGCGGTTCATGACCAATGTAAAAGCGCAACGATTAAGACTGATATTGATAAACGGGATATTCCCCCAACACATCTATCGTAGGTATGCCTATGGGTAGATCGTCATGTACAGGGAGTGCACATCCTGGAGTAAGGAAGTTACAACGGTTACTGAATAGTCGTAGGCGCATGAAAGACATTGAGTCACACCTGCAACGCCTAGAGGTGGAGGCACAAGACGAACGGTCGAATACACCAGAGCAACAACTTAATCTGAATACTGCGCAGCGTGACCTTAATGAGGAATTCCGCAACCTATCTAAGGAACGATATGAGCTATGGACATTGATATGTAAGATACCTAATGACATTGAGCGTACGTTCCTCGAGAACAGATACTACTTTGGAATGAGCATGAAGGAGGTCATCGAGGATATGAGTTATAGTGAAGCACAGATATATAATATCCAACGGAAAGCAGTGAAAAGCTTTTGTCAAGTATTTTCTAAAAATAAATAAAGACAATATGCAATTAGAGGTAACACTTATGATAGGCTACAAGTGTGGAGCAGAGAATACCGGGGAAAGTTCTCTACTACCACACACTGTAGGGTACGTTCATAGTGAATACCTTTCTTGTACAACACCTCCACAGGGCAAGAAGTATCATTAGGGACTACGCACAACCACGTAGTCCCTTTTGCTTACTTCTTCAAAAGTTCGACCATTGACCTTTTGTCTTTTTTATTTTGAGAATGAATGATAAAAGGTACTCCCTAGCGATAAATCTAGCGGTGGTCGGCTCCGCGCGATATTTGTCTCTGTGTAGGAGAGTTTTAACGGTTGAAAGTCGATTGTCAAAGGACAGAAAGGAGAAGCCATGGCGACGAGTGAAAAACCACGTGTGAAATTTAATAATGCAGGCGATTTGCTTGTGTCTAGTGCACAATTGTGCGATCTTCTTCGAGTAACTCCTGAGATTATTTCGAGACACCACAAATCGGGCATGCCTAAAGCTGCAACGGGTTGGTGGAACCTCCGTGAAGTTCTTGTATATCTTGGCCAAGCCAAGGGGGATAAATCTAAAGACCAATCGGCGGCCACACGAAAGCTAATTGCTGAAGCCGACTATAAAGAGTCTCGAGCTGCTCGTGAGAAGAAAATGCTTGACGTGTTAAACGGTGAGTACGTATCTCGTGCAGACGTAGCGAAAGAATGGTCAGCTCGTATCTTAGAATTAAAGTCCTCACTCATCAAACTCGGTAAACGAGTAGGGAGTGAGTTCACTGATCCAGAAGAACGAGCGACGGTGGAAAGGGTGGTGAGCGAAGTTGCCGAAGACTACCTCGAAAGTTACTCGCGCAAAGGCGAGTACACGCCGGAAGTCAAAACCGGTAAAAGCAGAGCCAAGAGTTAATTGGTTCCAGGAAGAGCTCGACGCGTTTAAACCACCGGAACGATACACTGTATCAGAATGGGCTGACAATTTCAGGGTATTAACAAATATATCCGCAGAGCCAGGTAGGTGGAGAACGAATCGAACTCCATATCTAAAAGAGCCTATGGACAAATTCACAGACCCTCTGATTGAACAGATTGTACTTTGCTTTGGAGCGCAAATCGGTAAGACTGAAGCAGAGCTCAACATGATAGGGTATGCGTTAGACCAAACACAATCACCAGTTATGATGGTGTACCCAACAGACACTATCGCTAAATTTGCTAGTGATAAGCGAGTACAACCGATGATTAAATCGGTTAAATCTATTAGTGGTAATTTTGACGAGAATAGTAAACTGCTTGAATTGGATTTTAACAACGGCAATTATATGGTACTGGTTGGGGCGAACTCACCAAGTAGTTTATCTAGCCGGTCAATCAAGTATCTATTCTTTGACGAAATAGACAAATACCCCGCCTTTTCAGGTAAGGAAGCTGATCCAATAAAACTTGCGAAGGAACGTACTAAAACGTTCGTTGACAAGAAAATAGTAATGGTATCTACGCCTACTGTAGAGTCGGGTAATATTTGGCAGGCGCTCATGAATGCAAATGAGCGCAGGCAGTATTACGTGCCATGTCCACATTGCGGAGTGTCGCAGACCCTCAAGTTCAAGCAGATAAAATGGCCAGACGAACACAACGATAATGCGGACATGATACGTGATACAGCGTATTACGAATGTGAACATTGCGGCGGACACATCCACGATAAGCACAAAATGGAAATGTTAAGACATGGAACATGGGAAGCGGTAAATGCATCGCAAAGCAAAGTCCGCTCAATTTCGTATCACTTATCGTCGATATATTCGCCGTGGGTCACGTTCGGAGACGTTGCGTACGAGTTTAAGACTTCCAAAGGTACACCTGCCTCGTTAATGAACTTCATTAATTCATGGCTAGCGGAACCTTGGCGAAGTGCTAAAACTAAGAGTACACAAAATATGCAATTTACGGAATCTACGTATCCGAGCGGAGTTGTGCCGGATAAAGCAGTATTGCTTATCGCTTCCGTAGACGTACAGCTTGATCACTTCTGGTGGGAAGTAAGGGCCTATGCTCCTGGTGTTAAGTCTTATCTTATTGATTACGGACAGGCAAGCACTTGGGACGATTTAGAGGAAATCATTATTCATCGAGAGTATCCATCGGAGTATGGCGAACCTCGTCAAATAATGAAAGCAGGCATTGACTCCGGTTTTAGAACAGACGAAGTATATCAATTCTGTTCAAGATTCCCAGAAGTATGTATTCCTCTTAAAGGCTCGTCAAACCATACTACGATGACAGCACCATACACAATGACTTCATTAGAGAAAGGCGTTGTTGGTGGATTAAAGCTATACGTATTGAATACAGATTATTGGAAGGACTTCATATTCGCTAGAATGGTAAGACCGATAAACGAAGATGGCACGATCCATTTATATAAAGATTGTCCGCAGGAATACTCAGACCATCTAAGGTCAGAGGAAAAGCAGGAACACAGAAATGTAAAAACAGGAGCAGTAACAGTTCAGTGGAAACCACTCACTAGCCATCCTGTTAACCATTTACTTGATACATGTACTTATAACGCAGCAGTAGCAGATATTGCTGGCGTTAAATATTTAATGGAGCCAGAACCTTATGAGGAATCTGAAGAGGTCCAAACATACGAGGACTACAGTGGAGGCATAGGGAACACTGGCCATTGGTTTAGATAGGAGGTGAACCATGAGCGATGTAAATGAACAACTTGAACGTGTCCGCCAAGTCATCGAGGATATCGAAACTAAAGGATATTCCGAGTTACAGATTGGTGGTAAACGATTCAAGACGATTGACTTACCTGTACTTTATGCACGCGAGCAAACGCTAATGCAACGAGTACATGAAGAGTCCAATGGGTATCAAGCTGATGCATTCGTGACATGGGGTGGACGATGAACATTATTGATAGAGTAATCAGTTGGGTCAGTCCACAACGTGCGTATGAACGCCAAGCCTACCGCGATGCATTGCGTCAATATGATGCGGCATCTATGGATAGGCTAAACAGTGATTGGCAACCGGCGTATGGGACAGCGGAACAACTTGCAACAGGTTCACGTGATATCATACGTGGTCGGGCAAGAGCTGCCGAAATGAACAGTGACTTAGCAGAAGCTGCAGTAATTGCACTGCTACGAAATGTAATCGGTGCGGGGATTGTTCCACAAGCTAAAGTGCGAAACCGCAATGGCAAATTAAACAACGATCTTAATAAGAAAATCGAGAAAGCATGGGCCAAATGGGCTGAACCTGAAAACGCTGACATTAGGGGCATTTCTAATTTCTATGAACTACAAGAAATGGCGCTAAGACGAATGGTGTACGATGGTGAGATTTTAGTTAATAAGACTTCGCAAGGCTCGTACTTACCATTATCTATTCAGTTGATAGAGGCTGAAAATATTGGCGCAGTAAGTATCACAAACGGTAAGAATAATATCATCAACGGCGTAGAAGTTACCGAGCATGGTAGACCAGTAGCGTACCACATAAGCCAAACAGACCCAATGGGGTTACGTTCCTTTGACACAGTTCGGTTAACAACAGACCAAGCCTTTTTGTTATTCAAGCCTAAGCGTCCATCTCAAATTAGGGGCATAAGCTTATTGGCGTTAGTATTGCGTAGGATTCACGATATCGACGAATACATGGATGCTGATTTAATTGCTGCACGAGTTGCAGCGTGCTTCAGTGTTTTTGTAACCTCTCAAAATTCTGCAAGACAAACCTCTATGCTACCAAGAGATAGCAAAGGCAGACCTAATATCACAATGGCGCCAGGTATGGTTAGACACCTAAGCCCTGGTGAGTCCATCGAGTTTGCGGACCCTAAGCGCAATGCCGGTACTGCAAGCGAATATTCAGCAACTCAGACTAGACGCGTAGCGTCCGGTCTTGGTATGAGCGCTGACATCGTAGCGCGTAATATATCTGGGAATTTCTCAGCTGCAAGGCAAAACTTGTTAGAGGACCAAAAGACATTCCGTCAAGTGCAGAAATTTGTAATCACACACTTCTGTATGCCGATTTGGAAAGCCTTTATTGACGCCCTTTACTTAGCAGGTGAATTACCTTCTGACTACTTAGCGAACAAGGACAAATACCAAGAGGTAGCTTGGCTTGCTCCAGGGTGGTCATGGATTGACCCTGTTAAGGAAGTTAACGCTAATAAAGAGGCTATTAAATCCGGTCTTACAACGTTAGAGGATGTGTGCGCATCATCTGGACGTGACTGGGAAGAAGTTCTTGAACAACGGAAACTCGAACAGGACAGAGCCAAGGAACTCGGGGTGTTACTAGATTATTCCAGTGAGTTGCAACCGCTAACGATGGGCGATGATGACACTACACAGGAAGGAGCTGATGGCTAGTAATGAGTGAACATCAAAAGCGTAGTGTTCTTGGCAATTACTGTCGAGAAACTACGATTGACCAAGTCGATACCGATAGTCGGACAGTAGAATTATCATTCTCTTCCGAAACGCCATATGGCCGTTGGTTCGGCGATGAAATCCTTTGCCACGATGAAGAGTGCATCAACCTTGAGCGCTTTAACAATGGCTTGGGTACGGTATTGTTTAACCATGATCGTGACGCAGTTGTAGGTCATATCGAGAAGGTATGGCTAGAAGATAACCGCGGTAAAGCGTTAGTACGCTTTGACACCGATGAACAATCCGAAACAATATTCCAAAAGGTACAGTCCGGTACGCTACAAGGTGTAAGCGTAGGCTATGCAATCTATCGATATGAGGTATTGGAAGATGAAGATACCAAATCTACTAACGGTCGATTTAATGGTCCGGCTTATGTAGTAACGGATTGGGAACCTTTAGAAATCAGTATTGTATCTGTTCCGGCTGACCCTACTGTTGGCGTGGGACGTAGTGCTGAAGAAATTCATACAAGTATTGACACACAGGAGGATAACACACGTATGGATCCAAAAGAAATTTTAAACAATGAAGAAGTAAAATCTACAGAACCAGTTGAAACTGGTATCACACAAGCAGACCTTCAAAAAGCTATGGAGCAAGAGCGTAAACGTACTTCCGAAATTACTGCATTGTTCCGTGACTTCGATGTAGAAGGCGCTGACGAAGCAATCGTAATGGGCGTATCCGTTGACGAAGCTCGTGCAATGGTAATGGACCAATTACGTGCACGCAATAAAGGCGTATCCGTAACAATGGGTGAAGCTGAAAGCGATAAGTTCCGTGCTGCAGCACAAGACGCAGTATTAATGGCAGCAGGTATCCCTGTAGCAGATGCTGCACCAGGTGCACAAGAATTACGTGGTCACTCTATGGTTGAGTTAGCGCGTGAAGCTTTGCAACGTGAAGGCTTAAAAGCTAACTTTGGCGATAACATGGAATTGGCTCGTCAAGCTATTAACTCTACATCTACATTCCCTGCTATTATGGCTAACTTGGCTAATAAATCTGTAATGACAGGCTTCAACGAAGCTGAAACTACATTCCAAATTTGGGCAGGCAAAGGTTCCAACCGTGACTTCAAAGAAGCTGCACGCGTAGCATTGTCTGAAGCAGGTAACCTTGAATTAGTTCCAGAAGGTGGCCAATTCCAACAAGACTTCTTAGGTGAAGCATCCGCTCGTACTAAAGTGGCTACATATGGTAAATTGTTCAGCTTGACTCGTCAAGCAATCATCAATGATGACTTAGGCTTGTTCTCCAAAATCGCTACTAAATATGGTTCCGCAGCTAAACGCTTAGTAAACAAAATGGTGTACGCTCAATTAACTGGTAACGTTAAAATGCAAGATAACGTAGCATTGTTTGACTCTAAACATGGTAACGTTGCTGCAACTGGTGAAGCATTATCTGTTAAAGCAATCGCTAAAGCAATTACTGCTATGCGTCGTCAAAAAGGGATTACTGGTGATGCTACTCTTAACATCACACCTAAATACTTGGTAGTTCCTCCAGAACTCGAAATGACTGCATATCAAATCGTTAACTCTACTGCAGCAGTAGACGGTGTAAACTCCGGTGTAGTTAACCCTTACAAAGGTCGCTTCGTAGTTGTAGCAGATGCTGAATTAACTGATCCAGATGCATGGTACTTAGTAGCTGACGCATCCCAACATGACACTATTGAAGTAACTTACTTGAATGGCGTTGAAACTCCACGTCTTGAAACTCGCCAAGGCTTCGATGTAGACGGTATCGAATACAAAGTAGCATTTGACTGTGGCGTAAGTGCTCTTGACTTCCGTGGTGTATTCAAAAACGCAGGTAAATAATTAGGGGGTAAATACATATGGCAAAATTCGTATATGAAACAGACCGCATCAATTATGTGGCAACAGCAGATGTTAAAGCCGGTGACATTGTAGAAGCCGGTGCACTTCATGGCGTGGCAGTAACAGATATCAAGAAAGATGAAATGGGTGCGTTAAAAGTAACTGGCGTATTCAAAGTAGATGCTAATAAAGCTGATACATACGCTGTAGGTGACGCAGTAAACTTCGCTTCTGGTAAAGCTGCTAAAACTGGTGGTAAACCATTGGGTATCGCAGTAGAACCTAAGACTGCAACTCAAGATACTGTTACAGTAATGTTGAAAAACTAATTATTGTATTTTTAATGAAATGCGGTCCACACGGGCCGCATTCACTCTACGAGGTATAACATATGCTGACCTATGATGAAAGCGCCTTGCTTGATGTATTTGGCGAAAAAATAACATATGAAGGTAAGCAGATTAAGGCTAGTGTAGAAATCGGTGAGTATGATGGTAAAGGCTCTGGGTTCGTAACTGGCTTAGCTGATAAAGCTAAGGTATGGGTTAGAACTAAGGACGTGCCACTACCTAAGACTAAAGATGTAATCTACATCAATGGTAAAAAGTGGTATGTGGATCATATCTCCGATAGCGACGCTAAAATGCACTGCCTTGAAATTGTGGCCAACGTTAGGACGGTAAGACCATGAGTAATTCGCCGATTACCATCACTGACACTGCTACACCGTATCTTGAATTCATAGCTAAGACTAAACCAGACTGGACAAGGAAAGCTATGAAGTCAGTTGGTTGGATGATGCAGAAGGAAATCAAGGCCGGGATTAAATCCGGCTCACCTGGTGGCCACAAATATGCTAACTTCATGCCACCTACAATGAGGGCTCAATTTGAGGCAGCATTTGGCGCCAAAGTAAGGCGGGCCTATCAAGATGGCGGTAAGGCGTATAAAGAAGGTTGGGGACTAAAGTCCAGAGCCCAACTTATAGCCGGTGGCGTAAAGGAAACTACTGTCGGATATACACCACTTGGTAAGATGTTCCGGGCAGTTGGGTACCAATACGATGCCAGGTCGCAATCAGTAAAAGTAGGGTGGTTATCATCGTCTGCTAAACGATTAGGCGAACAGATTGAGCGTGGTTATACAAAACAAATCACAGAGCCAATGCGTAGGACATTATTTGCCGGTGGCTTTCAACTTGCTAAAGGTAAAACATCATTTCGGATTAAACCTCGTAAAACGTTTGGTCCGATGAAAACAGCCTTACAGCCTAAGTTGGTACCTTACCTAGAGTCTAAAATCGGTGAATATGCACTAGGCAAAAGCACTCAGTTCGCATCTAGTAGACGAGCATATAAAGTGAGGTAGCAATGCAAACTATTCCACTAGCGGTCATTGCTAACAGATGGGCGGAAGCGGTTAAGGATAATCAGAAGATTACCGACTACTGCATGGGGCACTTCGGAAAGGACTTAAGTATTTACATTGGCTATGATGATGCGGGAGCACCTCTTGAAGAGGATTGTCCTTGTGTGATTATCATGATGGATAACAAGTCCGAAGGCTTGGCTAGTTCTTACTCTTATACACTCCAACTCGTATGGGGGATAGTAAGAGCTGAGGCAGAACGTGAAGGGCGTGTAGTTAAATACACGGGAGCGTTCGAGTGTGACGAACTTGGCCAACTTCTCATCGAATGTATCATGGCAGTTAACCCTAACTACCCAGTCATTAACATTGACTACGAAACAGACAATATCTCGTGGCGTCCGGTGTATCCGGGTAAAGCCACACTCACTATAGAAATACCGCATGTAATTGGCGGTAATGTTGAATATTAGGAGGATAAACATGGCAGTAGCTAAACGTGCACAAGGTGCACAATCTTCTCTTACAATGGCCTTTGAAACTGACTTCGGTACTACACCATCTACCGGTGGCGTGGTAATGCCTATTATCAGCTCTTCCTTGAAGGCTAGCCAAAACTTGAATGACTCCTCTGTTATTCGAGGTACACGTAATCCGGCGGCACCTAGTCGCGGTAACATCGATACATCTGGGAGCATCGTGCCACCAGTTGATGTATTGGGCTTTGGCTATTGGTTAAAGCTAGGCTTTGGTGCTCCAACTACAACAGCACAAGGCTCTGGTAAGAAACACGTATTTAAAATTGGTCCAGATATGCCATCTGCTACATTCGAGCAAGGCTATAAGGATATTAGTACTTACCAACAATTCAGTGGCGTACGCATGAATAAAATGTCTTTAAACTTCGGTGGTGACTCTGAATTAACTGCATCTATTGATGTAATGGGATGTAAAGAAACTATGGCGGCGGTACCCTTCGATACTGCACCTAAGTCTATCGCATTCACACCATTCGAAAATCTCGAAGCCACCATAAAAGAAGGTGGTGTTACAGTAGCTAACGTATTGTCCATGAGCCTTGATATTGACTTTGGCCTAGATGGTGACTCTTATGCTATCGGTGGTAAAGGCTTCCGTACATACATTGATACAGGTATTATCGGCGTATCCGGTACGATTAAAGCCTTCTTCCAAAACATGGACCTTTTAAATAAAGCAGTAAATGGTACTGAATCTAGCTTGGAATTAACCCTTACTAAAGGTACTAACTCCTTGACTATTAAGTTACCTGAGTTGATTTACGAACGTAACTCTCCTGGTATCGATGGTCCTAAAGGCGTAAATATTGAACTTCCATTCAAAGCCTATTATGGCGATGATGCCGGTCAATCTGCAGTAGTATTTGAATTGGTTAATAGCCAAACATCTTACTAATCTAACTCATTAGGAGGTAACTATGAATATTCAAGGTAAAGAATTAAAACCAAGAGCCCTTACATGGACTGAACGTGATGCATTAATCAAAGCCGGTCTAGACTTCGTGTATTGTCCAGTAGATGCTGATGATCAAGTAGCATCTATTGTACGTAGTCGTGATATTATGCGTTTCATCTTAACTGATGTATACGAACTCACAGACGAACAACTCAATACTGTAAGTGATAAGGACGCAATGAACTTCGCCGGTGAAGTCATTACATTAACTTACCAATTACAAGAAGAAACAGAAAAAAACTAGAAGAGGCGTGGAGGTGGATGTCCTCGGATAGGCCGAAGTACTGCAAGGGATGTAAGGAATTACAAACCGCTACAAAGCAGTCCTTCGACTGCTCCGAGTGTGACTTTAACCCACCACGCCTATTATTCGGTTCAAAACAGGCTTTGCGTTTGTATAACCTATCACGCAGTCAAAGAATTTACCACTCAGGCGGACTAGCTGGGTTTGATTATCCGGCTATACGTACAGTGGCCGAGATAAATAACATTAACCTAAATCCGATGTTATTTAGTCTTATGTGGATATTGGAGGGATTAGAAATGGAGGCGATGAATAAGGATGTCGAATAACGTAGTAGATATCGTAGTGCAACTGACCGATAAGAACGCTCAAGCCGGTTTAGAGAAAATCGCCGCTACCTCTAAGGGAACAGTTGCAGAGCTTTCAAAGTTAAAGAATGAATTATTTGCCATAGGTGCAGGCGCGGGTATTGCTGGTCTTGGTTCAAAACTCGCAAAAGAGGCACTAGCTTGGAACTTATCAGTCAAGAAGATGCAATCCTTAACGGGTGCCACTGCTGAGCAAGCAAGTACATTCCTCTCCGTTGCAAACTATATGGGTGTAGCTACTGACGTTAGTACTGTAGCATTCGCTAAATTTGCGAAGGCAGTATCTAACGCACAAGATAAAATGCAAGTTGCATCCGCAGAAGGTAAACTAGCTACTGACATGTTCAGCCGGCTAGGTGTTAGCATTGATCAGATTGAGGGCAAGAATACCCTTGAAGTGTTCAAAATCATTCAAGACCGATTAAGGAACATGAAGGACGGTGCTGAGAAGACACGAGTTGAGATGGAACTATTCGGTAAAACCGGATACCAACTTCATGGAATGTTGAATATGTCAGCAGATGCCATGAAGCAAGTCGAAGATCGTGCTAGAGCAATGGGGCTCATTATTGATGATGAAGCTGCCAGAAAGTCCGCCGCCTTTAATCGTCAGTTGAAAGATATGGAACAGACCGGTAAGCGATTGGCTATTATGATTGGTCAAGAACTTTTACCGGTAGTTATGGAATATGCACAAGGTGCAATCGATTTAACGAAGTCTTATAGCAATCTAGCTACAGAGCAAAAGGAAGCTATCTCAGGTCTTATTAAATTCGGTTTAGAAGCTAGTATAGCAATCACAGGAATTCAATCCATTACAAGTGCATTGAAGTTCATGCGATTGGCTACTATAGCAGCCGCAGGACCTTGGCTTGCATTAGCAACCGCTATCGGCTTAGCCGGTAAGGCACTATTAGATTATCGCTATAAGGAACAGACCAAAGGCACAGACCTAGGCGTTGACGTTAACGGTCTTAGAGCTCATAAGAACTTAAATGCACCTGGTACTAATTCCGCTTATATGGCTAACCATGACGGGCGGTACTGGGTTGAGGATAGTTCACTCTTTGGACTTATCAAGAACGATCGCTTAGCAACGAAAGAAGAAGGCGCTCAAATCGATGCTGCTATTAAGGCTAAGGAAGCGGCAGATGCTGCTAAGAAGAAAGCCGAAGAGGAGCAAGAGAAACTTCAAAAAGAAATTGACGATGCTAAGAATGGTCTTACCAATAATGAGGCTATCAATAAGGCGAATGAAGAAGCTAGTAAGGCGGCCAAAGCGCAAGAGGCAGCGGCCAAAAAGGCAGAACAAGCAGCAGAGAAGCTAGCAAGTTCTGTAGAACGTCTTAATGAACTTATTCGTAGTCTTACACTTCAATCCTTAGAGATTGATGGTAGTCAATATGAAATCGATAAGCTTAACGCTAAGAACCAATACGAAACGAATAATAAGAACATCCGTGAGATTATTCGTTCTGCAGCCGGCTTAAATGGTGGCGGTGGTACTGGCCAAGCCTCAAGTGTACTAGATGCCGCTAATGCACAGTTAGGCAAGAAGTACGTATTAGGTGCAGAAGGTGATTGGGCTACAGATTGTGGCAAACTATTTGCCGATAGCATTAGAGAGTCGTTTGGTATTAGTACTCCTAGATATGTGCCTGATATTATGCGTGATGCTAGAGCAGTAGGTGCATGGCACGATGTAGGTGATGGATACGTTCCTAAAGCAGGTGACGGTGTAGTTGTACTTGGCGATAACCATGTAGTTATTGCTGATGGTAATGGTGGCTATACCGGCGCAAACTCTCATGGACCTGGTGGCGTGGGACCTGGACAAGTACTTCAATCTAGCTCTATTGAAGGTGACTTTGGGACTGCAACAGGCTATGTCGATACAGCATTATATGCAAAAGCGTATGGCGGCAATGTTGGCGGCGGATGGGGTAGCTCAGTCGATGCCTTAAAAAATGCTAATGCTAAAGCGTTGGCTAACTCCAACCTAGTAGCAGAAGCTAAGGCTAAGAATGAGGAAGTATATCAAAAGAAACTCGAAGAAGCTGACCGTAATCAAAAAATCCGTGTACGTAAGATGAACGAGGAAATCTCAAAACTTGACCTTGAACGCACAGGCGATCGCTTGCAATTACTCAAGACGGAAGCCGAAGCTCAAAAGGCTCAAATCGATGATAACGTTCGTGAGTACACAAAGGCAGTAGGCGATAAGACACTAGCTGAAAAGAGAGCTAATGCCGAGAAGCTAAAGATTACTGCTGATACGGAACAGAAAATCAGAGAGTTAGCCTATACGCAACTCAACGAGGACTCTGAACATCAATCTAACTTAGTAAGGCTTGGACGGATATCCCAATCGGATGCAGACCAAGTACTTAATGAACAGTTGCGAGCATACATCGAATTCGCTCAACGAGAACTTAATGAAGCTCAGTTAAGCGCTACTCAACGCTTACAAGTAGAAAAGAACCTCGTTGAAGCGCAGCAAAAGCTATGGGAAATAGCCGGACGTAACTTGCGTACTAGCCTAGCAGAAGGTGCTAGACAGTATAGTTTAGAGGTAGTGAACTATGGCGACCTAGCTAAGTCTACCTTTGATAGTACGATGAGCAGTATCAACTCTTCATTTACTAGCCACTTGGAAGCAATGGCTACAGGTACTGAGTCTTTCGGTAAGGGGCTTAAAAATATCTTTAAGGATATTACCAATAGCATTATTAAAATGCTTGTTAACCTATCCTTCCAACAGTATGTACAACCTAAGCTACAAAGCCTATTTGGTGGAGTGGTAAGCGGTCTCGGTGCTATTGGCGCCGGTCGTGGCGGTGTATCTTCGTTTGCTAGTGGCGGTTCTTTCAGTTCCGCATTTACAGGGAATAGCTTTGGTAAATTTGCAAGCGGTGGTATTGCTCCTGCAGGTATGACATTAGTTGGTGAGAATGGTCCAGAGCTCTTACAGTTTAACTCTTCTCATCGCATTTACAATGCAAGCCAAACACGTAAGATGATTGGCGGTGAAGGGGCTAGTCAAGTAACGGTTAATATCATCAATCAATCTGGCCAACAACTAGATAGCCAACAACAAGAAACTAAGTTCGATGGCGAACAAATGATAGTTGACGTAGTAGTATCTAGTCTTATGACAAACAAAGGAGGTATGCGTGATGCCATTAAGGCGGCCGCAGTATAGCGTATGTTAGAATTCCCAAACATAAGATATCCGATATACCCTATCGATGAAACTACACCTGATGTAAGTCGTAAGGCTCAGGTAGAAAATATGACGATGTTAACTCATCGTAAGACTACTAAAGCGTTACGATCGTATTCAGTAAATTACAAGATACCGACTTCGGAATATATCAAGTTAAGGAATTTCTTTGACCAAGTCAATACTGCAGAGATATTCCTTTGGACACATCCGGAGACACGAGCGAAAGTAAGAGTAAGGTTTGCCGACCAACTCCATTTCTCCGCTAGTGACTATGGTATATGGAATGGTTCTATTCAATTACAGGAGGCTTAGATGTTAACGTTATCAACTGCATCAATCATCGAAAAGAATAAGATATCCTCCACTGGAGCATGGGTAATGGCTATTGAACTTCATCATCCAGAAGGTAATATCCTCCTCGTGAATAACACAGAGGACTTAACCTTAGCCGGTAAGGAGTATACAGCCTTTCCATTTAAGTTAGAGGATATCAACGAGGACACTAAGCAGATGCCTAACGTTAAACTTTCTGTAGCGAATGTAACCGGTACTATCCAACGGTTAGTAGAAAAGAATAAAGGCCTCACAGATTGTGAGGTCAATATTCGTATCTTCAATACTAACCTACCGGACATTATTGAACTAGAAGAAACGTTTATCATCAATGCGTCTCAATCTAAAGCAGACTGGGTGGTGTTCACATTAGGCACAGACTTCTCATTCTCTCGTAGGTTCCCACCTGTTAGGGTAATGAAAGACTACTGTCCTTTCAAATTTAAGTCTGTAGAGTGCGGTTACAAAGGTTACGCTCAATCATGTAACAAAACTCTAAAACGCTGTCGTGAGCTAAATAACAGCGTTCGATTTGGCGGTGAGCCAACAATACCACAAGGGGGCTTATATGCATCTAACTCTAAATAACCTAGTAGGTACTCCGTGGAAAGAGTTGCCTTGTTGGGAGCTTGTGGTAGAGGTGTACAAGAGAGCCGGTATTCAACTAGAGCCATACACAATGTATTGGCCAGATATGAACTCTCCCTGGCACGAAGTCAAGGAGCCGGAAGTAGGGGACATAATTGTCATGAACCTCTACGGTAATAATGCTGATCATATCGCAGTGTATGTCGGCGAAGGTAAGATGATACATTCTACCGAATATGCAGGCGTATGTATCGTACCAATGGACAGATTAAGAAAACGTATATTAGGAGTGTACAGGCACAAGGAGGCTCAAAATGATTAGATTAGTAATTGCTCGAAACCCATTCGACCTTACCACTAGACAAGAGACTCTTGTGCCTTTTGTTGAAGGTAAGACACTCAACCAATATTTCACTGAACCAGGCGAATGGGTGTACTCCATAAATGGTGAGTTAGTAGATGATACCGCATCACCTACAGACGAAGCCTATGTAGTGGTATTACCTAAACTTGAAAAGCAGGCATTCGCTATCTTGTTATCTATTGGTTTATCGATAGCGACTGCCGGTATCGCCTCCGGTGCGATATTCGGTATTACAAGCGTATTAGGTCGTACGTTAGCAGCAATGGCTATCGGTATGATTGGTAATGCGATCATATCTAAAATAGCTACACCTAAGACCGATAGCTCTAACACTGAGCAGTCCGCTACTTATGGGTGGCAAGGTGCACAGACCGTAATTGGCCAAGGCCATCCGCTAGCGATTACTTATGGCAAGTGTAAAAGCGCGGGTATGCTTATATCTCGCCATGTAACGAGCGACGGTGAAAAACAATATCTTAACCTATTATACTGCGCCGGAGAGGGCCCTATTGACGCTATAACGGACGTAAAATTAAATGGTAACCCTATCGGCAACTACAAGGAAGTACAGCTCGACGTAAGACTCGGCACAAATAACCAAGAGATTATCCCTAACTTCAATGATAACTACGCTGACCAACCATTGACGTATGAGCTTACGAATGACTGGTCAATTCATCAAACGCAAGGTAACTTATCTACCGCACTAGAGGTTACTATATCACTCCCTAACGGTTTGTATTATTCAAACGACCAGGGCGGATTAAGTGAAACTTCAGTCACTATTGAAGGCGGTTATCGTAAAGTAGGTTCCGCAGAGTGGATACCGTTACCGATTAGTAACAATGGTGGCCAAAGTGCCATGCTTGAAAAGACAGATAATCGTTGGTTTAAACGGAACAGTCATTCAAGAACGTCTATCGATAATAGTCAATATGCTGGCGTTATCAAGGATAGCTCGAACAAGGCTATCTATCGTGTATTCCGGTTCGATGTAAAGGAACCAGGACAATATGAAGTCCGTATGCGATGCGCACATAAAGACGGTAACTCTAACCGCCATGTGAACAAAGTATATTGGTCGCAGTTAACTCAGATTGTCTATGACGATTTCATTCATCCTGGTAAGGTGCTTATCGGTATTAAAGCCTTAGCTACTGACCAATTAAATGGTAATGATCCAAACGTAATATGGATACAAGAACGTAAAACAGTATGGGTATTTAATACCTACACTGGGGCGTATGAGTCTAAGCCGGCGAATAACCCTGCATGGGCTTGTTACGATATTCTTCATCATTGCCGTAAGATTGGCGATGAGTATGTAGTTAAAGGTGCTCCTCGTGAACGGTTCGTATACGACACATTTAAGGCGTGGGCCGATAAATGCGACGAAAAGCATATTACATTTAACTACATTTATGACAATGCTAGCCAAGTATGGGATGCGCTCAAATACGCTGAGAACGTAGGTAGAGGTAAGGTAATACCTCTAGGTACTCGGTTCAGTTGTATTTACGATTATGCGGCTACCCCTACTCAGCTATTTACTGTAGGTAATATCAAGATGGACTCATTCATGGAAGAGTTCCAGGCTACATCATCTAGGGCAAATGCTATCGAGGTATCCTTCCTTAATAAAGCTAAGGACTACGAGCGCGATGTACTGCCCGTGTTCAGTGAAGAGTATGACGTGACTACATCCCTCGCTAGTCCGGCGCAAGTCGAACTCATGGGATGCGTTGATGTAGACCAAGCCTACAATTACGCTAAGCACTACCTAAGAGCGAATAAGTATGAGGTGCGAACTTGTACCTTTGAGGCTTTCACAGACGCCATAGCATGCACGATAGGGGACGTAATCCTATTACAGCATGATGTGACAGACTGGGGACAAGGTGGTCGTGTAGAGTCTGCGGTTGGTAATAAAGTAATCCTTGATAGAGAGGTTACTTTTGAGCAAGGTAAGACCTATCGCCTTATGGTACGCAATGCTAAAACGGATGCATTAGAGTCTTACAACGTAACTGGTGTATCCGGCAGAACTTTAACGCTTGCTAGTAATGCAGTCATTCAGACCGACGATTTATACACGTATGGCGAGGCAACTAAGGAAGCTAAACCGTTTAGGGTATTATCCATTAGCAAGTCCAACTCTGAAATGACTCGTAAGATATCCTGTATTGAATACTACCCTGAGTTGTACGCCGGTGATGATGGATCAGTGCCAATCATCGACTACACAACAAAGTCCGATGTAATTAAAGTTATTAACTTAGTCTTAATAGCTGACGTCAAGACACTAAAAGACGGTACCGTACTCTGTGATATCAATGGTACTTGGCAACTACCAAGGGATAAAGTGGCCAAAAATATCATCGTCTATTACAAGCCTGTAACCGCTAAGGAGTGGCAACAGTTCAAAGTATTAGACGGTAGTGCTACTAGCGTAACCATTCCAAGCGTAGCAACTGACGTCAACTACGACGTTAAGATTGTATGTACAAATAATACTGGTGCTGCGTATGAAGGTGTGGAGCGTGCGGTGTATGTGAGTGGTAAGGAAATACCACCGGCTACACCTAAAGGCTTTAAGGTAACGCAAGATGCAGTAAATAGTAGCGTACTTCACTTATCCTGGGAACCTAATACAGAAGCTGACCTGCACGGATACACGCTGTATGACGGTAATGATGTGGTCCTTATTAAACATATAGGCGGTACATCCTACTCGTACTTCATTCCTAATACAGGTAATTACCAATTCAAGCTATCAGCTATTGATACGTCCGGTAATGAAAGTGGTAAGGCTGAGGCTCGTATTACGGCTACTGTGTCCGCTGAGAGTGTGGCTACACCTAAAGCACCGGCTCGAGGCGAGGTAAAAATCGGTAAGACGATCACTGCTGCATGGGACCCAGTAGAGAATACATACATCGATTACTACGAAGTTCGACTTGATAGTAATGTTGGCCAGTCCAATAATCTACTAGCCAAGACTACAGATATCCGCTCTGAAATTAAGTTATCGGCTCGTAGAGGTGCGGTATTCGTTTACGCACACAATCCTGTTAAAGGTTATGGTCCGGCGCTTAGACTTGATTATAATGCTGCAGTTCCTAAAGCTCCGACGAATGTCAAAGTAAAAGGAAATATTACAGGCGTGAGCGTGGTCTTTGATAGCATACCGGATACTTGTATAGGCGCTAACATTTACATCGGTACAGAGAAGTATTTCGTCACTACAAACGTAAATATGATACCGCATGACCCAGGTGTATTTGATGTAAAAGTTGCCTATGTTGACGTGTTTGGTGAAGGTACATACTCCAATATTATTGGCAGTTCTGTACCGGCTAGTATCGACCCTTCGTTAATTAATGCAGAAGCGTTAGGTTTGGCCGATATCGATAGACGTATTAATGAACTAGATAAGTCTAGTAATCAGTACGCTAAGGCAGTACAAGCTATGAGTCATGCACCACAACTTATGCGTGATCCAATCTTTAAATCTGAGTTAGAGATTGCTCCATATACAAAAGATGGGCAACAAATCACAATCAAAAAGCAAAGACCTTATCCAGAATACCATGACCCAATTACTGGCGGACAATGTGTATTCGTGGCATCAGGAGATACAAAGTACACATCAATCGGATTTGGTGGTATCAAAATCTTACCTAAAAATAAGCCTTTAGAGGGTCAACTAAATAACACTTATATTGTCCGCATGTTGGCAAAAGTTAAGCCAGATATGACGATACATTTGAACAACAATCATCTCGGTAAAGGTAGTACTTCAGCAGGATTTTTAACATCCAACCAAGGTACTGACAAGCCTGAGGAGTACATATTTTATTGGAAATATGGAAACGAATGGGATGCAAAGAATAAAGATGGTCGAGATTGTGGGTATGTGTATTTCAAAAACAATAACAACACCTTTAATAATCCAAACTTTATAGCCGTTATTTACAAAATTGAAGTATTCGCAGTTGATGAATACGATACTAGCCTAGATGATGTTAGAAGCTCAATCACTCAACTAGCCGGTAGCATTGACTCTAAGGTAACCAACGCTACAAGCGGTATGGCTACACGCATTACTCAGCTAGATAATGCAATTAAATCACAGGTTATTACCGGTGATAAGGTCATGAGTGCCATTACTCAATACACAGGCGGAACTAGGATTGACGGTCGGTTATTACACGTAACCGGTGACGCTCTATTTGACAATAACATTATTACCAATAAGATGTTAGCTGCCAAAGCAGTATCTGCAGACAAGCTAAACGTTAGCTCCTTAAGCGCTATCTCAGCTAACCTGGGTGAAGTAACAGGCGGTAAGATTATCGGCGGTACGATCCAAAACAAAACCGGTACATTCAAAGTTGATGCCAACGGTAACATCGTAGGGGCTAACATTACAGGCTCACGTATTGACGCTCAATCCATTATGCAAGCAGGTTTCAAGATTCGAAACATTGACATACAAATCTACAAAGTACGTCATGGTGACTGGTGTCCACTACCAGAAGGGTTTAGCGAAGGTCAATGTACGTTTATTCCTGTTGGCTATAAAATGACAGAAGATTATAGTGATGTAACAGGCGGTACTAGCGATGGTCGAGAAAAATGGAATAACGCTAATGGGCGAAGGATTGATTATTGCACAATGTATTTCCAGTCTAATATATCGAGCGGATATCACGATACTAAGCCAACCATTGGATTAAATGGTCGTAAGGCTGTTTGCCAATCGATATGGTATAGTTATTTCAGCAATCGAGACGATAACGGCTATCATAAACATATCTCCTTTGGGGAACTATACGTTCTCGTCATTGGTAAAAAGTAGTGTTACAAACCATAGATTAGACGATAAAAAGGAGGACATATGGTCGAACAAGATTTAACACTCCACGCAGGACAAGACTTTTCTATCAGTTATGTTGTACCGCCAGATAGCGATATGACGTTAAGTCAATACAAAGGCGCTTGTAAAATTCGCAAGCGCCCGTATGACAATATGATATTAGAGTTACATTCTGTGGTAGAGTCAAAACAGGTAAGGTTTTTTATTTCTGGCCAAGAGTCAGCGGAGAAGAAAATAAAGGGTGGCGATTATATCTACGATGCGTTCCTTTATAACGATGAACACTGGCTGAAGATTGGTCAAGGTGCGATTACGATCGTGCCGGATATTTCTATGCATGAGTAAGGGGAGGTAACTTATCATGGCTGAAACAAACAATACTTTAACAATCAAATTTGACAAAGAAACAACATTACCATTGTTGGAAGGCTTGGGTAAATCTGCCTATGCTATCGCAGTGGCTCACGGCTTCAAAGGTGATGAGCAAGCATGGTTAGATAGCTTGCGTGGTCCTAAAGGTGATAAAGGTAGCGCGGAAGAGACGGCTCAAATATTAAAGAAAGATGGCGAATTTCTCAAAAGCGTAAAAGGTCCTAAAGGTGATGCGGGCAGTTCTGAAAAAGCAGCAGAACTTTTGAAAAATAAAAACGTGTACTTGCCTGATGCTAGTGTTGAAACAGTTCTTGCGAAGTTGGTTGAATTGGTTGGCGATTCCATCAATGTAACATACAAGCCAATCGAATACATTCAGCCTTTAGTTGGGCAGCAATATCTAGACCTTAAAGGTGAACCACACTTCAAGGTATCTGTAAACGGTGGTGAGAAACATGTATTTGAAAGTGATAATATGCGAGTGAATATCCCAGCTTTTGGTGAAGACGACATCATTATAAAATACTATGATTTAACCGACCGTGAAGCAGGTCAATTAGTAATTAAAGGAATACCATCTTCTATTGAGCCTGATCAAGAGTACACAGAAAATGGTATTCAATACAAACTATATGACGACACATTGAAGATTAATGTTACTAATAATACAGTAAATGGCAATTTTAACGATAATCCTAAGGGTTGGAATGTTACCTCTAAACGTATTTACGCTAATAACCCGACTGTAATTAATTTAGGCGATAATTGGAACACCTACGGCCCTTATTATATCGAAACGCCTGAGAAAGTAACGTTTAAAGGCCAAAATAAAAACATGCACCTAACAATAGCTACATCAACACAGGGGGCGAAAACGATGGCCTTTAATAATAATACTATCAAGTGGGATGCACCTAACAATAGCTACATCAACACAGGGGGCGAAAACGCAGAGCATTTATAATCCATACCTAGCCATTAGTTATCACAGAGCAAGGAGGTGATGTCCCATTTGGACTTGGCAGTTCGAGTTAAACGACTTGCTTACGACGTTAACTATCGTAGGCATAGTAGCAGGTGCAGGATATCGGCTTCTAATAGTGCCGCTATTAGACCGTATTGAATCACAACGGAAACAGGATAGCGTAGAATTCACAGGCAAGTGGAATACATTGTTTGATACACTAGGTGAGCTAAAGGACGAAATGAAGCAGTCACGTGCGGAACGTACTGAGTCTGCAGCCACGTTTATGATGTTAACCACTAGACTAGAATCCATGGAAAAGCGAATTAACGAGTTAAGGGAGGAACTACATGAACATACCACCTCGGCTCATGGACAGCGCTAAGAAAGTATTTAAATCTGTTAGGGTGGCTAACATCCACCCTACAGGTGTATTAGCGACGAGGGCATTAGTCCTCGTCATGCTAGTACCAATTATGTTAGTAGTCATCGAATACATAATGGCATTTGCTATAGGGTACGTATCCGATGAAACAGGGAAATTAATTAGCACAGGTATTAACATTATTGACCATATCTTTATACCAAGCGTACTAACTGCCCTTGTAGGGTTCTTAGCCCTTTGGATAGATAAGGACGGTAACGGTGTACCTGATAAGCTAGAGGAACAACCAAAGGGACCGCCTATGATGGAAAGGGGGAGTGCGGATGATAAACGTTAGTTTAAGTGACTTAAACGATTACTGCAGTAGGGCTGTAGGTTATATTGATAAAGTATACCTACACTGGACTGCAGGACGATATAACCAACAATTTGACGATTACCATATCAATATTGATGGTGGCGGGAATATTTACATTGACGGTGAATTGACAGACCACAAAAGCCACACATGGATGCGTAATGGCAGAGCTATAGGTATATCCTTAGATTGCGCCTATGGGGCTCAATGGGTAAATGACTTAGGCGATTATCCACCGACTGCGGCACAAATTGAAGCACTAGCGCAAGTAGTTGCAGTATTATGCGTAGACCTAGGACTACCCGCTAGTATCAGTAATGTGTTAACGCATGCTGAAGCAGCGGATAACATGGACGGGTTTTACGCACATGATCCATATGGGCCAACAACTACATGTGAGCGTTGGGACTTATGGGTAGTCCGTCAAGGTGATGAACCTGGTAGTGGTGGCGATGTAATACGAATGAAAGCTAAATATTACGCTCAGCAATGGGGCAGTAATATATAGGGGGTATATATGTATGAAAAAATCAAGTCTACAGTTACTGGCTATCCTAAGCTTTATTATATTATCGGTGCTATTGTGCTCCTCTCCATCTTTTGCCTCTGGTACATCTTCCACGAACCAACAGGAAGCAACAATCACGATTCCCTTAACACAGTGGAACGAATTGAAAAGCAACAACGAGAAAGCATTAAGCTTAATCGAGACATCCAGTCTTCCATTGACCGAGGCACAGTCCTTAGTCATGAAGCAAAGGGAAGAATTGAACGAAGCACACAATACAATATCGACATTGGAAACAGAATTAATGAAAGCCAAAATGCTATCCATGAAGCAAGAAGTTACCTTGTCAGAAATGCAGAACTCATTGACCGAATTGAAAGGGCAAATAGAGAACGACAAGAAAACAATCAAACGACTACGGATGCAGCGCAACCTATCTCAGATGGTGGGAGCGGGAGCAGTAATCGGAGTAGTGATTCATCGATAGAGAGGTGATCCAATTATCTCCATAGCGTGTAATGGTGGATACACGCAACTATCAACTATTAGTTGTCAGTTGAGCAGGCGGACTCATGTGAACATGTTCCAAAATGGAACACGTTGCCATAAATTTTTATGTAAGATAGTAGGATGTTTGACCAAATTTATATAATAGTATATATTATATAAATCGTTAAAATTTGTTATAGTTTTGTAACGTTGCTCAACTGTTGCTCAACTTTTTAAAAGTTTTAACGTCACAAACTAAGTAAATATAAGGACTTTAAGTGATGATAGAATTGTACTCCAAATAATACATACAGTTCTACGAATGCACAAAGCACAGTACTTATGCGTATAGGTACTGTGCTTTTTC